AGAAGAACGTCACCGAGAGGTGGAAGTCAGATATGGGTTCTGACTCTTGGCTGTCAAAGAATGTTCGCCCATTGGTATTGATGTTCTTAATTTTCAACACGATGTTGTTAATATTTATTGATGCAGGAGAGCTTGACTTTAAGGTGGAAGATAATTGGGTAAGCCTATTAGAGATATTATTACTTACGGTTATAGCCGCATATTTTGGTGGTAGAACCATTGAGAAGACAAGAAAGAAATAATTCCTATCTTTGTAGGAAATAAAATATAATACAATGAAACTTAATGAAAAAGAATTAGAGACTATCCGTGAGATGCAGGGAGAGTTTCAGAAGGCAAAAATTGCCTTAGCAGAGTTAGAACTTAACAAGCACCAACTTCTAAAGACAATAGATATCTTGAAGGTTGACTTCGGTAAGCACGAGCAGAAGCTTATAGATAAATATGGAGCCGACTCCGTTATAAATGTTCAGACAGGAGAGGTTACTGAAAACAAAAAATAAAGATGGCAAGAATAAGTACATACACAAACGCAAGCCCTGTAACACTATCTGATAAATTTATCGGAACTGAAGTATCAGGTACTCCTGTTAACGTTACTAAGAACTTTTTAATTAGTGACCTTCTTGCGTTGTTTCAAGATAATATTACTTTGCAGAATGTGCTTGATGCAGGTAATACCGCAACACAAAACATTACTCTTACAGGAGATTTTACACTTGAAGCAACAGGAGCAATGCTTTTGAAATCACCCTTTAGGACTTTGTCTACCATTGAGACTTCATCAAGTATAAAACATACAGGACTGTCTACTTTTGCAGACAACGCTGCTGCAATAGCAGGGGGTCTTGCTATTAACAATATGTATAAGACAGCAACAGGAGAGTTGAGAATAGTAGTGTAATGGATATCAGAAAGATAGCTATAGGTCCTGACTACAAAAGTGGAGCAATGCACTATCTTGTAGGACAGAACGTGCTAAATAATCAGTATGTTATACACCTTATACGTCACGACAAGAAGGATGGTAGTATAAAGATTTGGATTGAGAAGGATGATGAGGTAGTTTTGTGGAAGAGCTTTACAAATACAATGCCTGTATCTATTGAGTATAACATAAACTTTTAGTATTGAGCGAACAAAAAAGATTAGAGCTTCAGCAGGAGCTAGCTCTACTCCTAGAAAAGAAGGAGACAGCAACAGACTTTACAAATAAATTAGAAATCGCAGATGCGGTTCATAACATTCAAATGAAATTAACAGGAGTCAAACCAACAGATACGCATATAGATTGCATTGGTTGCGGCTCATAGCCCACTATGAAGTCACCATTTTATTTTATAACTAGACCATACAACGGAAGGAGATATGATAACGTCAAGTCTATTGGCGGTATTGATTTTATTACTAGCACATCAGAGGAGGACCATCAGGCATCCAACAGATATGCTGAGGTTGTAGAGACACCTCTAGGATATGAAGGCCCGATAAGGAATGGAGACACGCTCCTAGTTCATCATAACGTATTCAAGTTCTATAACGATATGAAGGGTAGACAGCAAAGCGGCAAGAGCTTCTTTAAGGATGACCTATTCTTTATAGATGAGGAACAGTTCTTTATGTATAAGCAAGACGGTGAGTGGTACTCATATGACAGATACTGCTTTGTAAAGCCCGTGCCTAAATCAGAGTCATATATATTTAAACCCTTTAGTGAAGAGCCCTTGGTAGGTACTATGAAATATCCCAACGAATACCTTAGGTCTAAAGGAATATCTAGTGGAGATATGGTATGTTTCAAGCCTGATAGCGAGTATGAGTTTGAGGTAGACGGTGAGAAGCTATATAGGATGTATGACCATCAGATAACAATAAAGATATAATGGACAACAAGGATATAAAGCTTAGGATTATAGATGCCGCTATGAAGGCTGTTGAACAGCTTATAAAAGTAGCTAAGGAAGATATAATAAAGATAGACCCTGAAGATGAGCTAGCTGCAGACAGGTTAAAGAATGCAGCAGCTACAAAAAAATTGGCTATATTCGATGCGTTCGAGATACTTACAAAGATTGAGAGCGAGCGTGCTGATATAGATATAGCCGACAAGGGTCCATCTAAGGTAGACACAAAACAAGGATTTGCAGAAAGAAGGTCAAGATAGTTTATGTAAGGTGTTAGATGGGTATGTACCCTCTAATGTTATAACCAACAAGAATAGAAATAAGAGTTGGTTATATGGCTATGACCCTAAGTATGATATGGTAATCATCTCTAAGACAGGTATGATTGGAGATATTATAAATATCAAAGGGCTAGTGGTGGCACTACCCGCATCACCTAAGGATGTTCATAAAAGAAGCAAGACCTCATCTGAGCAGTATTGGCAGAGAAATGCTATACCTAAACCATTAGAGAGAATTACATCTATATTCCAATGGAACGAAAAGCCTACAGACTTTAAGAACCTTTGGGTAGATTACATAGAGGGTGAGTTTGATAAGCGTGAGCTAGGATATTGGTTTATGAATAACGGAAGTCCTACATATGTTACAGGTGCTCACTATATGTATCTTCAGTGGACAAGTATTGATGTTGGATACCCTGACTACCGAGAGGCTAACAGGATTCTGTATATATATTGGGAGGCGTGTAAGGCAGACAAGCGAAGCTTTGGTATGGACTATCTAAAGATAAGACGTTCAGGGTTTTCATTTATGAGCTCATCAGAGTGTGTGAATACAGGTACACTAGCAAAAGACTCTAGGGTTGGAATACTATCTAAGACGGGTGCGGATGCTAAGAAGATGTTTACAGATAAGGTTGTACCTATTAACAGTAGGTTGCCATTCTTCTTCAAGCCTATTATGGATGGTATGGACAAGCCGAAGACTGAGCTAGCCTTTAGGATTCCTGCTGCAAAGATTACAAAAAAGAATATGTATAACACCACTGTCGATGAGCTGATGGGGTTAGACACTACAATAGATTGGAAGAACACGGATGACAACAGCTATGATGGTGAGAAGCTTCTGTTATTGGTACACGATGAGAGTGGTAAGTGGCTAAAGCCAAACAATATATTAAATAATTGGCGTGTAACAAAGACGTGTCTACGTTTGGGTAGTAAGATTATAGGGAAGTGTATGATGGGCTCAACCTCTAATGCTCTAGCAAAGGGTGGTGAAGAGTTTAAGAAGCTATATAACGACTCTGATGTAGGCAAGAGGAATGCTAACGGTCAGACTAAGAGTGGAATGTATTCCTTGTTTATACCTATGGAATGGAATATGGAGGGCTTCATAGATATATATGGTATGCCTGTATTCAGAAAACCTACAAAGCATATACGTGGTGTTGATGGTGAGATGATTGATAATGGAGCTATAGACTATTGGGAGGCAGAGGTGGAGTCATTAAAGAACGACCCTGATGCATTGAATGAGTTCTATCGTCAGTTTCCTCGTACTGAATCTCACGCATTTAGAGATGAGAGCAAGCAGTCACTATTTAATCTAACCAAGTTGTATCAGCAGATAGACTACAATGACTCATTAATAACTGAGCATCACCTTACTAGGGGAAGTTTTCATTGGAAGAATGGAATCATTGACTCCAAGGTTGTATGGGCTCCTGATAAGAGGGGTAGGTTCCTAGTTAGTTGGCTACCAAAGAAGGATTTGCAGAATAATGTACTTGATAAGAGAGGTACCAAGTATCCGGGGAATGACCATCTAGGCTCCTTCGGTTGTGACTCCTATGACATATCAGGTACAGTAGGAGGTGGTGGTTCCAACGGAGCACTTCACGGTATGACAAAATTTAATATGGATGATGCTCCTATTAATGAGTTCTTTCTAGAGTATGTTGCTAGACCACAGACCGCAGAGATATTCTTCGAGGAGGTGCTTATGGCCTGTATATTTTATGGTATGCCTATACTTGTAGAGAACAACAAGCCAAGGCTACTATATCATTTTAAGAATAGAGGGTATAGAGGATTTAGTATAAACAGACCTGACAAGCATTATAACAGGCTCTCTAAGACAGAGAGAGAGTTGGGTGGTATACCTAACTCAAGCGAGGACATTAAACAGGCACACGCCTCAGCTATTGAATCTTACATAGAGAAGTATGTAGGCTTAGATATAGATGGTACGTATCGAGATTCAGAGGAGATGGGCTTTATGCCTTTCGCTAGAACCCTTGAGGATTGGGCAAAGTTTGATATTAATAACAGAACAAAGTATGATGCCACTATTAGTTCAGGTTTGGCTATTATGGCAAATCAAAAGCAGGCGTATATGCCTGAGAAAAAAGAGTCGAAAATAAGTATTAACTTTGCAAGGTATACCAATAACGGTACAAGAAGCGAAATAATTAGAAGATGAAGGACGTAAAAGTAAACATTTCATCTACAGGATTTCCAAGTCAATTTGTTTCTGACGCTGAGAAAGCAACAGAAGAGTTCGGACTACAGATTGGACAGGCCATTCAGTATGAGTGGTTTAGAAAGGATGGGCAATCGTGTAGATACTATAGCCAATGGGGAAACTTTAACAGGTTGAGATTATATGCAAGGGGCGAGCAGTCGATTGCTAAATATAAAACTGAGTTGGCGGTAGATGGAGACTTGTCTTACTTAAATCTTGATTGGACACCTGTTCCTATTATACCTAAGTTTGTTGATATCGTTGTCAACGGTATGAGTGATAGACTGTTTAAGGTAGATACCTATGCTCAGGACGCAATGTCTCAGGCTAAGCGTAGCAAGTATCAGGATATGATAGAGGGGCAAATGGTGTCTAAAGAGGTTCTATCTATAATACAAGAGAAGTCAGGTGTAGACCCATTCGCTATGGACCCTGCAAATTTACCTGAGTCAGATGAGGAGCTTTCGTTATATATGAATCTAAACTACAAGCCTGCTATTGAGATAGCAGAGGAGGAGGCCATCAATACTATCTTTGATGAGAATCATTATCAGGATATTAGAAAGAGACTAGACTATGACCAAATGGTTCTAGGTATATCTTGTGCGAAGCACGAGTTCTTACCGGGAGCAGGAGTTCAGATATCATATGTAGACCCTGCCAATATTGTATACAGCTATACAGAGGACCCACAGTTTAAGGACTGCTTCTATTGGGGAGAGATAAAGACAATACCAATCACTGAACTTATAAAGATAGACCCATCATTAACTAGAGAGGACCTAGAGGAGATAAGCAAGTATAGTCAGAGTTGGTATGACTACTATAATACAGCTCAGTATTATGAGAACGATATATTCTATAAAGATACCTGTACCGTTATGTACTTCAATTATAAGACCACTAAGAAGGTAGTATATAAAAAGAAGATGCTTGAGGGTGGTGGCTCTAAGGTAATAGAGAAGGATGACCAATTCAACCCACCTGCAGATATGATGGAGGAAGGTAGATTTGAAAAGATTGAGAAGACTATTGATGTATGGTATGATGGCGTTATGGTTATGGGTACTAATATTATTCTTAAGTGGGAGATGGCTAGGAATATGGTACGTCCAAAGTCAGCAAGTCAGCACGCACTACCAAACTATGTAGCATCTGCACCTAGAATGTATAAGGGTGTTATTGAGTCTTTGGTTAGGAGGATGATTCCTTTTGCTGATTTGATTCAGATGACACACCTAAAGCTTCAGCAGGTAATATCTAGGGTAGTACCTGATGGTGTATATATAGATGCCGATGGATTAAATGAGGTAGACTTAGGTACAGGAGCAGCATACAATCCTGAGGATGCATTGAGACTATACTTTCAAACAGGTAGTGTTATTGGTAGAAGCTACACTCAGGATGGTGAATACAATCAAGGTAAGGTTCCAATCAAGGAGCTTCAATCTTCATCAGGTGCTAGTAAGTCACAGATGTTGATATATAACTACAATCACTATATGGATATGATTCGTTCTGTCACAGGACTGAATGAGGCTAGGGATGGTTCTGCACCAAACTCGGATGCTTTGGTAGGTATACAGAAGCTTGCAGCATTAAGCTCTAACACGGCAACTAGACATATACTTGACAGTAGTCTTTATATATATAGAACATTAGCAGAGGCTTTGACATATAGGGTTGCTGATATACTAGAGTATGCAGACTTTAAGGATGACTTTATAAATAAGATAGGCAAGTACAACGTAAGTATCCTTGGAGATATATCTGACCTATACATATATGACTTTGGAATATTTATAGAGGTTAGTCCTGATGAGGAGGAGAAGGCACAGCTAGAGCAGAACATTCAGATGGCATTGTCACAGAAGGACATTAGCCTTGAGGATGCTATTGACATCCGTGAGATTAGAAACCTCAAGATGGCTAATCAGTTATTAAAGCTTAAGCGTAAGCAGAAGCAGGAACGTGAGCAGCAGCAACAGATGCAGATGCAGGCTATGCAATCACAGCAGCAGATGCAGTCTCAAGAGCTTGCAGCGCAGACAGCTATGCAGAAGATACAGGCAGAGACACAGAGTAAGATGCAGATTAAGCAGGCAGAGATTGCCTTTGAGATTGAGAAGCTTAAGAACGAGGCAGACCTCAAGAAGCAGCTTATGCAGACTGAGTTTGATTTCAATATGCAGCTCAGAGATATGAGTGAGAATGCATTACAGAATAGAGAGAATCAGAGAGAGACTGCTAAGTCAGACCGTATTAGTCAGCAGAACAGTGAGCAGTCAAAGCTTATCAATCAAAGAAAGAACAACCTACCCCCACAGACCTTTGAGTCTAATGAGGATAGCCTTGATGGATTTGATATGGCTGAGTTTGAACCTCGCTAAAAACGTTAAAAAAAATAATTAACTTTGTAAAAATATAATCTAATGGAAATTAAAGTAAAAGCAGTAGAGTCTCCGGATTCTAAATCTGTACAAGAGGTAGAAAAAGAATTGTTAGACAAGCACGAAGAATCATTACAGAATGAAGAGGGTCAAGCTAACGATACAGGAGTGGAAGGAAGCACTGAGGGTGCCACCGCCACATCTGAACAAGAAGAAATACAGCCGCAAGGCGAAGCACAAGAGTCCTCAGAGTTAAATGAGGAAGACGTTCTTTCATATATTGGTAAGAGATATGGCAAGGATATAAAATCATTCGATGAGCTTATGTCTGAGCGAGAGTCTTCAGAGGAATTACCTGAGGATGTAGCTGCCTATCTTAAATATAAAAAAGAGACAGGGCGTGGATTCAATGACTTCCAAAGATTACAGGAAGACTTTGATGATATGGACCCTGACTATTTGCTATCTCAATATTATAAGGCTACGGAGACGGGGCTTGATGATGATGACATAGATATTATGTTGAGTGAGTTTGATTACGATGAGGACTTGGATGACGAGGCTGACGTAAAGAAAATAAAGCTAGCAAAGAAAAAGACTATTGCAAAGGCCAAAGGGTACTTTGAGGATATGAAGGAACAATACAAGCTTCCACTTGAGTCAAGTGGTGGTGAGCGTTCGGGAGTAGACTCCGAGGAGATGGAGGCATATAAGCGATATACAGAGTCTGCTAAGACCCAACAGGAGCTAGGCGAGCGTAGACGAAATTGGTTTACTGAAAAAACCAACGAGGTATTCGGAGGGGAGTTCAAAGGTTTTGAATTCTCTATTGATGATAAGGCCGTACTATACTCACCGCAATCTGCCGATGAGCTAAAGACTAAACAGTCTGACGTTATGAACTTCTTAAATAGGTTTATGAACGATGACGGTTTAATAGCTGACGCAGAGGGCTACCATAAGGCGATAGCAGTAGCATCAAACCCTGAGAAGTTTGCTCAGTTCTTTTATGAACAAGGCAAAGCTTCAGCAACTGAGGATGTAACCCGTAAGATGAAAAACATTGATATGTCGACACGGAATGCACCTGAGGTTTCTACAAAGGGCGGGATGCAAATTCGAGCTATAAACCCTGACTCGGGGAAGGGCTTGAAAATTAGAAGTATTAAAAATAAATAAAAAACAAAAAACAAAATGGCAGTAGACGCAACACCGGGATTTGACTTGCAGCCATCTGCAACGCAGATTCCCACAGCAACAAATTACATTAACAACTTTGATTTCTTGAATCAGTATCTTCCTGATACATACGAGAAAGAATTCGAGCGTTATGGTAACAGAACAATTTCATCTTTCCTACGATTAGTAGGTGCAGAGATGCCTTCTAACTCAGACCTTATCAAATGGGCAGAGCAAGGAAGATTACATACTAAGTATGTAAACGTAGGGACAACAGCAGCAGCAGCAGCTGACACCGCTACATTCCAAGTGAACGACAACCTTGCACCTGCAGGTTCAACAGCAGGAGCTTTAGGTACACCATCTATCGCTATCCGTGTAGGACAGACGGTTATGGTTGTTCAGAACGGAGGAA